AGAAATACACATTGGGACTCTAGTTTAGATGAAATTAAATATAGGTCTTCTTGGGAAGCATTATATAAATTTTTTAATCCAAACTCAATTTATGAAAAATTGAGAATAAAATATTCATATAATAATGAAGAAAAAATTTATATAGTTGATTTTATAGATGAGATTAATAATCTCGCAATAGAAGTCAAACCAAAAAATATATTAAAAACTGAAAAATCAAAGATAAAGATTAAATTTTTAAGAGAGTGGTGTAAAGAAAATGGTTATGAAATTATCATAGTAGATGAAGATTGGTTGATTAAAAATATCAACTTTAATGAAGTAGATTATAATAGATTTGATATTAAAACTCAAGAAAAAATTAAAAAATTTTATGAAACTCACAAAAAGAACTGAAATTGAAAAGCCTGAATATGTTTATAATTTAGAAATAGAAAATGACCACAATTATGTAGTGGAAGATGCTGTTGTTCACAATTGTCACATAGCCTCCTCTGCGTCAATTACAGGCATTCTTCATAAGCTGTGTGATGTGAAGTATAGATTTGGCTTCACTGGAACTACAAAACCAGAAAAAGTGAATATATGGACTTTAGAGGGTCTCTTTGGACCAATGTATAAAGTAATTCGCACAAATGAATTAATGGAGAAAGGCAATATTGCTAAACTTCAAATTCAAATCATTCTGCTTCAACATTTAGGTCAACCCTTTGAAACTTATGAGGATGAAATTCAATATCTAATTACTCACGAAAAAAGAAATAACTTTATTAAAAATCTAGCACTAGATTTGAAAGGTAATACTCTTATTTTATATTCTCGCGTTGAAACTCACGGTCAAATCATTTATGATTTAATAAATAGTTCAGTGAATGAAGGAAGAAAGGTATTTTTTGTTTATGGTGGAGTAGATACAGAACAAAGAGAAAGAATTCGTGAAATAACTGAATTGGAGAACAACGCAATTATTGTGGCGTCATATGGAGTCTTTAGTACCGGAGTTTCCATAAGAAATCTTCATAATTTAATTTTTGCAAGCCCTACAAAATCAAAAGTTCGTAATCTTCAAAGCATCGGAAGAATACTTCGTAAGTCTAATAATAAGACTAAAGCAATTTTATATGATATTGCTGATGATATCACATATAAGACCAAGAATAATTATACTTTAAATCACCTTATTGAACGGATTAAAATTTATTCCGAGGAGCTATTTAACTATCAGTTACATAAAATTAATTTCAAAGAAGAAAGAGGTAATTAAATGACTACAGATATATTTTATGCTATACTTAAATTAGTTTCAGGTGAAGAGATTATATCTAAAGTATGTGCGTTTATAGAGAATGATGAGGTGCTAATAGTTTTAGATAGCCCTATTGTTGTAAATATGATGCAAAGTTTAAATATTAAGGTTCCACTTATAAAAGTAGAACCTTGGATGAGTTTAACAGATAGTCAAACTCACATTATTAATAGAAAAAATATAATCACAATGAATGAAATTAAAGATAAATCTTTAATTAAAATTCATCAACAATACCTTAGAGATAAAGATAAAAAAACAAATGAAACAAATATTACTCCTGGAATGGGATACATAAGTTCCATTAAAACTGCAAGAGAACAACTAGAGAAACTTTATCAATCTCAAGATGCCCACAGCAAGTCTGAATAATTACCCTTCGGGTAATGTCTCTACGAGACTTCTTTTTAGGTTTTTCTCTTTAGGTCCTTTAAGATATCTAAACTCTTTAAGAAACTAAAGGACTAAAGCAACCCTTGAAACAACAGAAGGATTATACTCATAATCTTATATACAGTCAATAGGTATTATTACTCATTTATGATAATTGACCTTGAAGCCTTTTAAATGTATAATATTTGAAAAATAAAGCTTAATATGAAAAAACGAGAAAAGAACGAGCACTACGTTGATAACAAAGATTTTTATGATGCAATGGTTATCTATAAAAAGAGTTGGTTAGACGCACGAGAAGTGTATTTTAAAAAATATGAATCATACCCAAAGAATACTGATGAGTGGGAGGGTCGGCCAAAAGTTCCAAGATATATCGGAGAGTGTTTGCTAAAAATCGCAACACACCTTTCATATCTTCCAAAATTCGCAAATTATTCCTCAAGAGAAGATATGGTGATGGATGCAGTAGAAAATTCAATTTTATATCTTTATAATTTTGATCCAGATTATGTAAGTCCAAAAACTGGAAAGAAAATGAATCCATTTGCATACTTCACTCAAATTTCATACTTCGCATTTCTTCGCCGTATAGGAAGAGAAAATAGACAAAAAGAAATTGCGGATAAAATTCTAGAAAGAACTTTATTTGATGAAGTCTTTACTGCAGACGAACATTTTAATAGTTCAGAATACAACTCAATTAAAGATAGTGTCTATTCTAGGTATTCTTAATTATGAAGATTGGTTTAATTACGGATACTCACATTTGCTTTAAACGTTCAAATAAAGTTTATCACGACTACTTTGAAAAATTTTATAATGATATCTTTTTTCCTACTCTAGAAGACCGTGGAATTGATTGTGTGATACATCTAGGGGATGCATTTGATAACCGTAAAGGAGTTGATTACTGGGGGTTAGAGTGGTCGCAGAGAGTGTTTTACGATAGGCTCCGCGATATGGGGATTAAACTTTATCAACTATGTGGTAATCACGATGCCGAGAAAAAAACTACAAACAAATACAACTCAATTGATACTCTTCTTCGTGAATATTCAAATGTAATTCGTATTAGTGAACCTGAAGAATATGTAATTGATAAATTAAATTGCTTATTTGTTCCTTGGATCTGTAAAGATAACGAACAGAAAACGTTTGAATTACTTCAAACCTCTACTGCAAAAGTTATATTCGGTCATCTAGAGCTTTCTGGATTTACTTTATTTCCAGGTCTACTTCAAACTCACGGAATGACTACAGAACGTTTCCAGGGATATGATAGAGTATTTTCAGGTCATTATCATACTCGTAGTAATGATGGTAAGATTTTTTATCTAGGAAATCCATATGAAATGTTTTGGTCTGATGTAGATGATGAGAGAGGATTTCATATTTTTGATACTGAAACTTATGAGTTAGAATTTATTCAAAATCCATATACATTATATTGTAGAATTTATTATTCTGATATTGATTATAAAACTTTTGACTTTTCAATAGTTGAAAATAAAAATGTAAAAATTGTAATCCAACAAAAGTCAAATCAAAGCGAATATGATAGATTTGTAAATGAGATTCTAAAGAAAGATATTATTGATTTGAAAATTGTTGAAACTGTTGATGTAAATGATGACCTTGTAAATATTTCTAATTTAGATTGTGAAGATACTTTAAGCACTTTAAATAAATATGTAGAACAATCTGATTTTAAGCTGGATAAAACAACAGTTCTTAAAATTTTATATGATACATATCAAGAAGCATTAGAATTAGAGGTATAATAATGTATATTATTTCTGCTGATACTGAAGGTGAGTCTGGAGCTTTTGCTGTAGATGATGATTATGGTTTGAAAGTAATTTACTTTTTTGAAGAATATGATGATGCAGATAGATACCTAGGATTATTGGAAGCTGAAGATTATCCTGCGATGAAAGTGGTTGAGATTGAAAATGAAGTTGCAATTAAAGCTTGTAACGTGTATAATCATAGATATGTGGTTATTAAACCAGATGATGTTGTGATACCCCCTAGAGAAAATGCTGTGTATTCAAAAGATTAGATATAAAAATATATTATCTTGCGGAAATCAATTTATTGAAATAGATCTAAATTCTCATAGAACTACACTTTCCCGTGGAATTAATGGCAGTGGAAAAAGTTTGACTATAACCTCACTTATTTTTGGTCTTTATGGAAAATCAAATAGAGGCACAACCAAAAAGCAATTAGTTAATAGTGTAAATAAAAAAGATTGTTTGGTTGAGATTGAATTTTCATCAAGTGGTAAGGAGTATAAAGTTAGACGGGGAATTTCTCCAAATATTTTTGAAATATACATCAATGGAAAAGTGCAAGAAGAGCTTTCTGCAGTTAGAGATCAGCAGAAATACCTAGAGCAAAATATTTTAAAAATGTCTTACAAGACGTTTATGCAAGTTGTAGTTTTGGGTAGCACAAATTATATTCCATTTATGCAACTTACTGCAGCAGATAGAAGAGATTTAGTTGAAGAATTATTAGATATTAAAATATTTTCTTCTATGAATTCTATATTGAAAGAGAAAATAAAAAATACTGAAAGAGCTTCTGGTAAACTTGAAATGGAAAAAGTTTCAATAGGAGGATTGATAGACAGTCAAAAATACTTTATTGAATCTATAAAAAATACAGGTTTAGAAACTATATCTAAAAAGGAAAATGAATCTCAAGATATTGAAGAAGAAATTAAAAATCTTTTAGAAAATATTGAAAATATAATAAAAGAGCTTGAAAACTTCAATAAAGAATTGGAGCAAATTTCATTCACTCCAAAAAAACTTAAACAATTTTTAAGCATTCAAGGTAAATTACACCAAAAGAAATCACTTATTACTGAAGAATCTGAATTCTTCCATCAACATTCCGTTTGTCCTACTTGTAAACAAGAAGTAGATAATAAGTTTAAAGAGAGTAAATTGGGAGAATTAACCCAACAAAATGTTGAGTTGGAACTTGGAATATCTGAAATTTATGAAGCTATAGTTGAGGAAGAAGAAAGAGAAAGCAAGTTTATTAATGTTTCAAAGAAAATTACAGAATTGAATTCTCAACTATCAAATTACAAGAATGAAAGTAATTTAAAAAGTAAACAAATTAAAAGTATAGAAAAAGAAATCTCTGAAATTAGAAATAACGTAGAGAATCAGAATGAAAATGTTAAACATCTTCAAAAATTGATAAGAAGATATAATAAATTAGAAAAAGAACAAAGTAAGTGTAATGAAGTATTAGAATACTTTGAGTTTTCATATTTACTGATGAAAGATGGTGGAATTAAATCAAAAATTATTGAAAACTATCTTCCAGTAATGAACTCGCAAATTAATAAGTATTTACAAATGATGGATTTATATATTAATTTCACATTAGATAGTGAATTTAAAGAGACTATTAGAACTCCTATTCACGAAGACTTTTCATATGGTTCATTCTCTGAAGGCGAAAAACAACGGATTAATTTAAGTCTACTTTTAGCTTGGAGAGATATTGCGCGAATGAAAAACTCTGCAAACTGTAATATTATGTTTTTTGATGAAACTCTTGATAGCTCTCTTGATAGCACAGGTATTGAGAATTTACTTGCAATTATTAATTACATAATAAAAGATTCTAATATTTTTATCATTTCACATCGTGATGGATATGATGATAAATTTGAAAGAGTTATTGAAGTTAAAAAGGTTAATGGCTTTACTAAAATATTTTCTTGACTAATGTTTAAAAATCTGATAATTTAGTTATGAACCAACCCACAATTTTATAATGGAACAAGATTCAATGGACGGAATTTATGAATTTAATGATAGATGGAATTTTACTTCAGTGCCTAGTAATACTATAGATGCTATAGATACTATAACTTTTATGAAAACTAATGAAGTAGGAGCTGAAGCTTCAAATAAAAATGGATTTTGGAAATATAGTGAAGATAAAACTCTAAGTGAACTAGAAAGTTATCTTCAAAGCACATATCATTCTCATTACACTTCAGAGCAATCAAAAACTCAAACTTTGGATTTGATTGAAAGTATTGGAGATGCAGAGCCATTTAGTCGCTCTAATGCGATTAAATACCTTTCTCGCTTTGGTCGTAAGAATGGTAAAAGTAAACTTGATTTGCTTAAAGCAATGCATTATTGTGTACTACTCTATCATTTTTCTGGACTTCACAATAACAATACTGACGAATATAAAACTTTTTGAATATAATGAAACTATCAAATAATACCCTTGCAATTTTGAGTAATTTTTCAAGTATTAATTCTAATATCTATGTTAGAGTTGGTAATGTGCTTCGCACAGTTTCAATCGCTGGTGATATTTCAGCATCTGCAACAGTTGAGGAAACTTTTGAAAATGAATTTGCAATTTATGAATTGCCTCAATTCTTGAAAGGATTGAAGCTATACGCAAATCCAGAACTTGAATTCCCAAAGGATAAAAGCCACGTTCTAATTAAGCAGGGAAATCATACAATTAAATATTTCTTAACTGAACCAGATTTGGTTGTAGCTCCTGAAAATAGGGATATGAGGTTACCCTCTCAAGATGTATGCTTTCAAATGAAAGCAGAACAATTTGATAAATTGATGAAAGCTACTAATGTCTTCGGACTATCTGATTTCACTGTTCTAGGTAAAAATGGAGAAATAACTCTTCAAGTTAGAAACAAGTCCAATCCAACATCAAACCAAGTTTCAATTGTAGTTGGTGAAACTGATGAGGACTTTGAACTTAACTTTGATAAAAACAATCTGCTGATGATTGAAGGTTCATATGATGTAGTAATTTCTAAAGAAATGGTCGCTCAATTTACAAATCAAGATTTTGATTTAACTTATTTTGTTGGATTATCTAGCGATAGTTCATTCAACTGATAAGTTATTCCAATTGATGTTGACTAGAAATATTATGTAAAATTATTGAATATAAAATAAATTGAGTGATTAATTATGCAAATCAAAGACTTTCTATTTGTAGATAAGTATGCACCACAAAAAGTAGAGGACTGTATTCTACCTGAAGAGATTAAGAATACATTTATCAATTACAGAGATAAGAATAGAATTCCAAACTTAATTTTGTATGGAACTTCTGGTATTGGTAAGACCTCTGCAATATTAGCTCTTGCTAAAGAGCTAAAGATGGACTTTATGAAAGTTAATGGTTCTAATGAAGGAAGAAGTATTGATACCGTAAGGAATAAGATTAATTCTTACGCATCTACTATATCACTTTCTAGTTCTGGGAAGAAAATTCTTCTGATAGATGAAGCTGATAATTTAACATTTGATGCACAAAAAGCACTATTGGGTATAATTGAAGAAACTCAAAAAAATTGTGTGTATGTATTCACTTGTAATTATGTAAATAAACTTCTTCCTGCGATTCATTCCAGGGCATCTTCTATTCAATTTAAAATTCCTACAAACGAAAGGCCTAAGCTTGCTGCTGAATTTTTTCAACGGTTAATGTTTATTCTTGAAAGTGAAGGAATTTCATACGAAAAGAAAATTCTTATTGAATTGGTGCAAAAATATTTTCCAGATTTTCGTCGCACTCTTCACGAGTTGCAACGTTATACTTCATCTGGTGAGTTACAAATAAATGCACTAGCTGCAAATTTAAATTCAAATATTTTACAGCTACTTTCTCATATGAAAGATTGTAATTTTAAAGAAGTAAGAAAATGGTCGGCATTAAACTCTAATGACGATATGAGTATTATATTTCGTCAATTGTATGATGAATTCCCAAAAGTTTTGGTTCCAAATACACTTCCCTCTTCAATTATCCTTCTAGCTGAATATCAATATAAAAGTAATTTTTCATTAGATCAAGAGATAAATCTTGTCGCTTGTTTAACTCAAATTATGAGTGAGTGTAAATTTCTATGAGTGATGTATGGGATTGGGTTAAATCAATTAATTCTAGTAAAATAAATTTACTAGAATCAGAAGAAGATATTAAGCAATATACTCCCTTTGTTGTAAATAGAGCATTATCCTATCATTGGGATACTATTTTATTTGCAAATGAAATGAATTGCGCTCCTAACATACCTTCAGACTCTCAATATTTATTTTATTTGAATATAATTAAAAGAGGAAATAGATTCTCACGTTGGGTAAAAAAAGAAAGCACTGAAAATATAGAAGTCATAAAAAAATACTATAATTATAATGACGCCAAGGCATATGAAGTAGTTGATTTATTCTCAAAGGAGCAAATAGACTATATAAAGAATAAACTTGAAACCTGTGGATTGAAAAAATGACTAGTTCATATGAAAATAGAGTAGAATGGAATCCTTCAATGATGCTAGAAGTATCATTATCAGAACCTGATGATTTCTTAAAAATTCGTGAAACTTTAAGCCGAATTGGTGTAGCTTCTCGTAAAGATAAGACTTTATATCAAAGTTGTAATATTCTTCATAAACTTGGAAAATATTATATCTGTTCCTTTAAGGAATTATTCGCATTAGATGGTAAGTATTGCTCTCTTACTTTGAATGACGTTCAAAGAAGAAATAGAGTCGCATTCCTTCTTCAAGATTGGGGACTTTTAAGCATAGTAGCTCCTGATAATTTCCAAGACGTTGCACCTTTAAATCAAATTAAAGTGATTGCCTTTAAGGAAAAAGAAGAGTGGACTTTGGTTCAAAAATATACTATTGGTAAAAAGACTCCACAAACTGAAGAAGAAACTAATTAACTAAATTATAGTTAAATCCGAACCTTTATTGGGGAGTTCTCTACACTCCCTTTTTTAATGGCCCAAAATATATAATATACATTATAACCATTAATAGGAGGTTTAATTCAATGACTTTATTTTCACGTTATACTACTTTAAATCTTGTAAATCTTTTAGACGAAATCTATCGCTCTGATAAGTTTGCTTCTTCGCCAGTTTATTCTAATAGTCGCTTTGTTTCAGTAAGTGAAAATCTTGGTAAATTAGAAGTTGAACTTGCTGGATACTCTAAAGATGAAATTCAAGTTTATACAGAAAAGGATATTCTTTATGTGAAAGCAAGTAAATCTGAAGATAATTCAGCTCGTAAATATTATCGCTCTTGGTCTATTGCTGAAAATGAAAGAATTGGTACAATTAAGTATGTGAATGGCTTACTAACAGTTGAAATTTTAAAAGTTATTCCAGAGGAACTAAAGCGTAAAAATTACCAGATTGAATAAATAACTATAAAAATGAAAACATTTAAGCAATTTATTCAAACATTGAGAGAAATGGAAGGTGATTTTGGTTCTCCAGCTCCAAAAATTAAACCAAATTGTTATGGGAAAACTGTTAAATATGCTATGCTTCCAGGCAAAAGAGTTTGTGCTTTTAAACGACGTAGATAAATAGTTTGGGGGCTACACCTCAATTAACGTCGCTAAAATAGAGATCGTGCTTGGTTGGAATCAAGGTTGACGATCTCTTTTTTTGTGCTATGATATAGAAATCAAATTAGAGGTTTTCATATGATTAAGGCTATATTATTGAGTAATAATGAAATTATCATTTCACAATCAACTCCAAAAATAGATGATGAAACTGGAGAAGCATACTTTTCTATATTGTATCCTTATCTTTTTACTTTGGGTGGTCCAAGTAGAATAGGATTTCATTTAACTCCTTGGATGGGTGAAGTTTCTGACCCATCTGAAGAGTTTATGATTTATCCCGATAAAGTTATTACAATAAGAAATCCAAAGCCAGAGGTATTGAAACTTTATAAGAAACTAATAATAGTTGACGAAGTTGAGGATAATGAAGATAATGAAGAAGGTGATGAAGTTTTTGAAGAGGAGATTGAAGTTTGAGATTTTATACTAATGTGAAATTACTTGGAAATTATGTATTTTGTAGAGGATATGAAGATGGCGTAGAAGTTAAAGATAAGATTAAATATGAGCCTACTCTTTATATTCCCTCAAATAAAAAGACAAAATATTTAACATTAGATAATAAGTATGTAACTCCAATTAAACCTGGAACAGTTACAGATATGCGAAAATTTGTTGAAAAATATAAAGACGTAGATGGATTTGAGTATTATGGAAATACTACAGCATTATATCAATACATTTCAGATACTTACCCAGAAGAAGTAATTGACTTTGATATTAATCAAATTAAACTGTATGTCTTGGATATTGAGACAACTGCAGAGCAAGGTACTATTGATGCTCAAGCTGCAAGAGAAGAAATTCTACTCATCACAATTCAAGACTATGCATCTAAACAAATTACAACTTGGGGAACTCGTGGGTTTCCCGATGTAGTAGAAAATCATACTTATATTGAATGTAAAGACGAGGCAGAGCTACTTCAATTATTTTTAGACTTTTGGGAGAATAACTATCCAGATGTTGTGACGGGATGGAATATTAATGGCTTTGATATTCCATATATCATTAATCGTATCTCTAGAAATTTTGGAGAAAATGAAGTTAAAAGACTTTCTATTTGGAAAGGATTAAAAACAAGAGAATTTAATTCAAATGGTAGAGATGAAATAGAATATCAAATATATGGAATTACTATTTTAGACTATTTTCAACTCTTTAAAAAGTTTGCATTTATTAGTGTAGAGAATTACAGATTGAATACAGTGGCTCAAGAAGTTCTTGGGGATAAGAAATTAGATCACGATGAATATGAAAGTTTTAAAGATTTTTATACCAATGATTTTACACTATTCGTTAAATATAACGTACAAGATTGTATTCTAATTACTAAATTTGAAAAGAAACTGTGTTTGATTAAACTTGCTTTCACTCTTGCATATCAAGCAAAAGTAAATCCTGAAGATGTTTACTATCAAGGTAGAATGTGGGATGGAATTATTTACAATTATCTACGTCGTCAAGGTGTTGTAATTCCAATTAAAAAAGAGGTAATTGAAAAAACTGAAAAGTTTAAAGGTGCTCACGTTAAAGATCCTCAAGTTGGTAAATTTAAATATGTATGCAGTCTTGACCTTGCATCCCTATATCCATCACTAATAAGAACATATAATATTAGTCCAGAAACTTTAGTGGATGAACGTAATACTTATACTTCTATTGAAAATATTATCAATGATGGATTTGAGATAAAACCAGAACATTCTAATTATACAATTTGCCCTAATGGCTCAATGTATAGAAAAGAAAAGCAGGGATTTCTTCCAACAATTATGGAAAAAATGTTTAATGAGCGAACTGTTTATAAAAAGAAAATGCTTCAAGCGCAATCTTTATATGAAACAAATCCTTCTCAAGAACTAGAAGAAGAAATCTCAATGTATAAAATCTATCAACACGCTCTTAAGATTTGTCTGAACTCTGCATTTGGTTCTCTTGGTAATGCGTATTTTAGATTTTATGATATTCGTAATGCTGAAGCCATTACATATTCAGGTCAAGCAGTCATTAAATGGATTGAAAAAAAGTTAAATGTATATTTAAATAATGTAGCTGGAACTAAAAATGTAGATATGATTCTAGGTGCAGATACCGATAGTGTTGTGGGAGATAGCACCATTAGGGTCAATGATGAAGAAATGACTATTTGTGATTTTTATAACTTAATTGAAAATAACTTTTTAAAGCACGATGATTTTAATCAAAATTATGTAAAAGAGGTTTCTGGATTTATTACTCCTTCGCTATCTCCTTATGGTACAGTTGAGAACAATAATATTAAGTATGTGATGAAGCATAAAGTTATAAAGAAACTTTATGAGATTAAGGTGAATGGAAAGTCAGTTAAAGTTACTGAAGACCATTCAATTATTGTAAAGAATAAAAAAACAAATAAAATACATTCTGTAAAGCCAGATAAATTATCCTGCAAAAATCATTATATCATATATATAATGGGCGCTGATACGGATAGTAATGCAGAAAACTACGGCTTATGAAAAGATAATTAATAAAGCATTAAAAATAGGTTGGAATGATACTCCAATCTATGATAAATCTTTTAATTATGATAATTTGTTGACTGAAATTAATTATTCAATTAACAAGTTAGTTATAGGTAAAACACATAAACCGAAGACTTGGGATGACTATCATAAAATTTTAATGGAATATAAACCATTTTCTACGGCAGTAACTTTAGATAAAATGATTTTTGTATATGGATATGAAGATGGTACTGAAAAATTTGATGAATATAGAAAAAAACAAGCATTAACTAATACTTTTGAGTATAAAAATAAAAGGTATGGAATTACTGAAGAACAGTTTAAAGAATATAATAAATCTAGAGCTGTTACTTTAGAAAATTTAATCAAAAAATATGGAAAAAATGAGGGTGAAAAACGTTTTAAAAAATATTGCGATAGACAAGCTTATACTAATAGTTTAGAATATTTGGGGGAAGAAAAGTACAAAAAAGTAAATAAAAGTAAATCTCATTCAGTAAAAAATTACATAGAAAGGTACGGTGAGGAATTAGGTAAAATAAAATTAGTTGAATTTTATGAAAAGATTAAATCAAGTAAATCTTACTCTAAAATATCTCAAAAATTATTCAAAAAAGTAGAGGAACTTTTAACAGAAAGAGAAAAAGAATATACGTACTATGCTTGTAAAAATAAAGAATATGGTTTACTATGTGAAAATAAATGTTTTTTATATGATTTTATATGTACGGACTTAAATCTTTGCATTGAATATCACGGTGACCATTATCACGGAAATCCCTTAACATATAGTCCAGATGATTATTTACGAGGTAGAGGGTGCACCAACATTAAAGCAAAAGAAAAATGGAACTATGACGAGAAAAAAATAAATTGGTTGAAATCTCAAAGAGGATATGATACCATAGTAATTTGGGACAGCGAATGGAGGGATAATCCTGATTTAATTATTAAAAAATTAACTAACTGGATAAATAAAAGGCGAAAAATTCTAAAAGAGGTATAAATGAATATTGTATATGATGATAACTTTGAAGTTCTTGAATTGGGAAAACAAGAAGAATGGGTGTATGATATTGAAGTTGAGGATAATCATAATTTTTTTGCAAACGATATATGCGTACATAATAGTTGCTTCTTACATTTCAATCCCATAGTAGAAAAAATCTTCAAGGATAAAAATCCATCAGAAGAAGAAGTTATAAACTTTCTTACAAAAGTGTGCGATGGAGTATTACAAAAATTCATTGATAAATCTTTTGATGAATTGTGTACTATTACAAATGCATATGAAAACTGTCTTCATATGAAAAGAGAAAAGATTTGTTCTTCTGCTCTTTGGAGAAAGAAGAAGAACTACATTCTCAATGTGTGGGATAATGAAGGTGTTCGGTATGCTGCACCTAAAATTAAAATGTCTGGTATTGAAGCAGTGAAGACCTCAACTCCTGCATTTTGTAGAGTTGCAATTAAAGATGCTATTGATATTATTATGAATGGCGAGGAGAGTGAACTTATTGATTTTGTAAAGAAAACTAAAAATACTTTCTTTAAACTTTCACCTGAGGAGATTTCAACTCCAAGGGGAATTACAGATATGGATAAATTTTATTCAGCCTCTACCATTTATCGTAAGAGCACTCCAATGCACTCTAGAGGAGCACTACTTTATAACTATCATCTAAAGAGACTCAAACTTACGCACAAGTATTCTTTGATAACTAATGGAGAAAAAATTAAAGTATGTTATTTAAAACTTCCAAATACTATTCGGGAAAATGTGATAGCATATAGTAGGAATCTTCCTCCTGAATTAGGTCTACATAAGTATGTTGATTATGAAACCCAATTTGATAAAACTTTTATGAGCCCTATAATATCTTTGTTGGATATCATAGGATGGAGAACTGAAAAACGAGTAAATTTAGCAAACTTTTACGTATAGAAAATTATGGAAAATTTCTTAAATCAGATTGTA